TACCAGCTTGATAAGTAAATAACTGACCACCAGCTAAAGGCACATAAGTAGGGCCAAACTGCGTTGTTCCGTTAAATAGTGGTGATAAGTTTACTGATGCCATTATTTAGTACCTTTTTCTTGTTGAGCTTGTTGCAAATAAGATTCAAAAGCTGAAAGAGGAATTTTTCCTGCTCCATATTTACTTGGAGCTTGTAACATATCTCTTAATGCTGTATTTCCTAATCCTTTTTCAAGATAAGAAGCAAAAGCTGGATTATGTAATGCTGCTTGCAATGCTTTGGGAGCTAAATATGCGCTTGTTCCAATTCCTAATGCTTTTCCAATATCGCCTTCTTTTGCATAATCATAAGCAGCCAAAGTTGTTGGAATTGCAGCTTGAGTTGCCAATCTTGCAGCAGTACCGCTATTGCCCATTTTTTCAGGAAGGATGGTTTTGCCAGCTTGAGCTAATTTAGCAAGCTCAGGATCGTTTTGATAAAAAGCATTTCTTTTTGCTTTTGTTGTTAAAGAGTTATAAAGCAAAGATGGGCTTACATGGCCTTCAGGATCTTTTAAAGCAACATCTTCAATTTTTTTCATATTGCCATATTGTTTATTTGTTGCTTTTAACAAATCAATATCGCCTTTTTTACCAAATTTATCAACAGTATCCGAAAGACCAGCTAATAATTTTTCTTTTATTTCTCCAGCATAATGAGCTGACAATCCGCCTTGTTTTTCTAAAGCATCTAATTGACGTTTAAATGCTTGATATTGTTGACCATCTAAATGCCCCATATTGGCTTTAGATTTATCAATAATGTCATTAACAATGTTTCCAACGGCTTTTTCGTTAGAAGGCAAAATTCTTTCAGCTTCGTCTTTTAAGCCATTTAAATCATTTTGAAAACTACGAGTTACACGAACACCATTACGTTCAAAAAGTTGATCGTATGTATCCCCTAAACGAGTTTTTGCATTTTGTATAACTTCAGGAGTAATTTGTTCTGCATTTTCTCCCATTGTTTTTGCAACAGCTTTTGTATATGCACTATTTTGAACATGAGAAAACGCTTGATTTTCTGCTCCCGTAAATGGATTGTCAGAAGTTAATCTTTTTGCCCATTGCATTACTTTAGAACCAGTTGCTTGTGCAGCATCTAATGGAACGCCAGCATCTTTTAAAATTTGAACGGATTTTTCTCCAATTCCGCTTAAATTTTTTGTAATTGGTTGAGCAATTCGACCAACAGCATTGACTGCGCCTTGCCCAGCAGCACCCAATGCTGCTCCTGATCCAATATTAAATAATGTGCTTTCTTCTGGCAAAGTTGGTTGCGTTGCTCCCATTGCAGCTCCTGCTAATGCTGCTTTTCCTACAGTTCCACCTGGCAATAAAACGGCTTGACCTAATTCGCCAGCAATATTACCTGCTGCGCCATAAGGATTTGACAATGTTTCTTTATTTGCTTCACGTTGAGCAAGAATTTCAGCCTCACGATTTGTTGCTACATCTTTTGCAGATGGAGTTCCCAAAGTTTGCTCAAGTTGCTTCATAAATCTACCACTGCGTGTGCCACCAGTCGCAGCTTCCATTTTTTGAAATGAACTTTCTAATTGTTGAGCTAATGGATCTAGTTTTTGACCTATTCCTGTCATAGTGTTTTGCAAAGAGGTTTTTATACCTTTGCCAAACGCTTCTAAATTGCTTTGTTTGTCTGCTGGTTTTTCTTCTGAATCCCATTGAATCTTTGAAGCATCAATAGGTTCATCATCCCATTGAATTTTTGAAGAATCAATAGGCAATTTTGAATCTACATTTTTTAAATATTTTTTTGTTTCTTCAGCGGGAGGTTGATTTCCTTCTAAAACAGCTTTTGCAGCTTTTGTGCCGCCATTGTAATGAGCTACAGCAGCCCTAAAACTACCATATCTATTTTGAAGATCGGAAAGATATTTAGCTGCTCCATGAGCCGAGCTTACAGGATCAGAAGTATCAACTCCATATGCCTTTGCAGTTTCTGGCATAAATTGAAAACGACCTTTTGCGCCTTTAGGACTTGTTTCATTATCTCCGCTTTTTTCTGCTTCTTCGATAGCGGATAATGCGCCATTAGGCAATCCATATTGATCTTCTAAAGAAGCATATAAGTTATTCATTATTTGTACCCAATAGAGCCATCTTCATATTGAACAACTTTTTTGCCATTCAATGTTCCAGTTTTAACAATTTTCTTTTCAGCAGGGCTTTCTTTGCTTGTTACAGTATTTTGTTTTTGAGCAAATTTATCAAGAATATGTTGTTGAGCTTCTGCTACATGAGTGTCTGGATTAAGTTGACCTGATTTAACTTTATCAAGCAAAAATCTTTGTTCTTCAATAGGCACTAAATTTTGTTTATGGGTAAATTCAAAGAATCTATCCAAAGCTCTTGGATCAGTAGTTACATCGGGGTTATCCCTAATATATCTATTAATTGATTCTGCTGTTCCAGGGTTTTGAGTAGCTGCCTGTATGACAGTTTGAGCAATAAATTTATTCAATGATTGAACTGCGGATAAGTCGCCACCAGCAGCTTTATCAACTAATAATTGAGGTGCGCCAATAGCTTGTAATTTTTGAGCAACATCAGTAAACGCTCTTGTTCCAGCACCAGTTTTAACTTTTTTCATTAAATCTTCTGCTTCATTTAAGCGCATTTCATTTTGTGTTGCGCCATTTACTCTAGCTTGCAAATCTTTTTGATAACCAGAGAAATTTTCAACTCCAGCAGAAGTAGGAGTAATATTGCCTTGACCTTGTTGTTGAGGGGCGGAAATTGTGCCCGCAGCACGATTAGCCATAAATTGCTGACCAAGAGCATTAGTGCCAAAAGAAGGCAATGCAGCAGAATATTTTGATTCATTGGTTGCAAGAGCATTTCTTAATGTTGCAAGATGATTTTTATAACCATCTATATCTTCAGCATCAATTAATTTATGCGCTTGATCTACAACTCCGCCTTCTTTTAAAAGTTCTGGATTAACAGTTTTTAACCATTTTTCAGTAGCTTCAAGTTCTTTTTTAATTCCTTTTGCATCATTTTTTTTGTAACTTGGAGAATTTTCAAGACCTGTAATAGCTCCTCCAGCAATTTGATTTTGCTGATTAGCTAATTGAAGTTGTGCAGCTTGAGCAGCCGTTTGCGCTGATTGTGTAGCAGATTGTTGTTGCTGAACTTGTAAAGGATTGACTTGTTGAGCTTGTTGATATGCTTGTGTTCCACGAGCCAAATTAACCATATCCCTCAAAGACATTTGTTGGGGTTGTTGTACATTTCCGATTACGCTTGGATCTAATCCCGCCATAATATTTCCTTAAGGAATAACGCCATTAGTGGCATTATAAGAATTTGGATTTTGATTTTGCAATAAGCTAGATAATAAATAACTATTAGTTGCACCTTGAACACCACTAGACAATGCATTTGCTACACCTGTAGTTCCAGCAGCCTGAGCATTTGCAATACCTTGAGTAATGTTTGAAATATTTGTGCCAATGCCTAACTGTGCATTTGCAGCATTACTTGCAGCATTTTGACCTTGACCAGTTAAACCAGCAAGAATATTGTAAATATTTGTATTTTGAGCAAGACCTTGATTAAACCCTTGTGATTGACCAGCTTGAGCTTGTTGAATATTTGCCAATAACTGATTATATTGCTGTTGCTGAGTTGACGCTCCCAATGCAACATTCTGTGCGCCTTGGTTATATTGTTGCGCTTGCTGGGCAGCATTTAATGTATTTTGGCCTGTGTATTGGTTAAATCCTTGTAATGCTTGTGATTGGTAATTCGACAATGCATTTTGATACGCATTACTTGCATAGTTTTGCGTATAGTTTTGCAATGCTTGTTGAGCATTACCGCCTACTAAACCGCCTGTAGCGTTATTTGCTGCATTTGTAGCTGATTGCCCTTGACCTAATTGAAAGGCATAATTAGGAGCTAATTGACTGTTTAAATCAGCATTTGTAAATGTTTGATATGGACTATATTGTGATGACAAACCGCCATAAGTGTTGGGCAAATTACTAGGGGCAGTATAAGTACCTGGTAAATTGCTTGGATTTTGATATGTTTGTTGTGCAGTAGTCAAACTAGGATACGCATTAGTCAAACTGCTTAATGCGGTTGTTCCTAAATTTTCATACGGCTGGTAAAGGCTAGATACTTGTTGACCAATACCCAAAAGCTGATTTTGAGCAGCAGTTCCAGCATTTGCTTCTGTATTAGCTGCGCTTTGAGCAGCGTTTCCGCCAATTAAGGCCGAACCTAAACTTGCTACTCCGCCTATCGCTGCACCAACGCCCATAATTTCTCCAATCTAATATGCTAATTGTCGCATTTTTACAACAGTTTCGTAAAGACTTTATCTACAAATTTGTAGCCCAAATATTCAAAAAGACTTGAATTATCTGAATGGACTTTAGTATTGTAAATAACCCTGTGAATACCCTGATTTTTCAATAATTTGTCGGCAAACTGAAACATTCTGATGCCAGTTCTGCCTTTTCTGTATTCTTTTTTAAGATAATAAATATCCTCAAAAGCAGTCAAACAAGTCTTATAGTGAAGATGAGGGGCTATAAAATAAATAATGTAGCCAATTAATTTGCCGTCATCTTTGCAAGTAATAAATTTTAGACCGCCATTTTTAAGCAGTTGTTCATAAGAATCCCATGCAGGATCAAGCGGAAACTGCTTGCTTACAGACAATTCTTCATAGTGATCTTTAATAATTTCTTTAAGATCATCTAAATTAGCCAGCCAATCATCATCTTTATATTCAATCATAGATTGTAATAAGGCACTTTAAAAGGTTTTCCGTTAACTGTGACATTAATAAAACCTACAGGATTGCTAGGCAAAGTTCCAGTTCCTTTTGTAGCATTAGTCGCAGAGCTAAAGTTTAATAAATTAAGAAACCACTGTTGCCATGCTCTTGTAGGCATTTGAGTATTTTGATCTAATAAAGGTGTAACAGGGTATGGATTCCCCTGACTTGAACCCCAAAGCTGATTTGTAGCCATTAATTTTCCCCTTCAGATGCTTTTAAGTTAGCAGATACTATAACTGCTTTTACGGGGTCTGTAACTACTACTTCAAAAACTCTATCTCTGGCTGTTCCTAATCTACGCCAAATGGCACGATTTCTATATTTTCCTTGTTGACCTATTTTTTGCCAATATTCATTTGACCAAGTTGAGCCACCATCATTTGACCAACGTAACATTGCTTGCGGGTTAGTTGTAGATGTTAAAGGGCTAACAGAATCGCTTAAGCCAATAATAACTTCTTGAAATGGGCCAATTAAATAGTTTTGCAATGCACCAATAGTTAAAGGGTTTCCAACAAAAGAACCTTCAGTGCCTGAAAGCCCAGTTGTTCCGACTCCTGGCTGAAACTGAATTTGTAATTCATCAAAATATTGACGTTGCAAATCAGTCACTAAATGAGGTGCTCTACGCAATCTGCGTATATTTTGACCATTATCTGTGTAATTTGATGGATCAAGGCTGTAAATTTGACCATTTTGCCAGTCTCCAACCATAACTAAACCTTGAAATACGGCAGAACAATTAGAACGATGACGATGATATTGATTTACATTGTCTGTATATAACCATTTATGCCATAAACCTGTAGTTGCATCATAAGCCCAAGTTAAATCCAAGGTTGGGAATGAAATAACAAATACCTCATGCCCTTCAAGCTGATATGTATATGCAACAGCATCATTTACATATTGGTTAACAAGCGTATTTTCTACTGCATGGGTGGATATTCTTTGTGGCAAATATCCATTCATTTGCACAATTTCAGCTTGCCCACGATTGTTTTTTGACAAATAAGCAAAAGAATTGCCAAGTCTTGCTAAAGAAAATGGGGCCACAATTCCGTGCTGGCTTGAACTTCCTGGAATTCTTTGAAAAGCAAATGGGAAAGTTCCTGCATCATACCAAACTTCTGATGTAGTTTCGCCTAATAAATAAACTTGTCCATGATCGCAAATAATTGAAACAAGATTGTCAGGGCCAGTAAATTTACTTGCATAACTCAAGCCATAAGTAATTGGGCTAAGAATGTTAGAAGCAGCCCATTGCTGGGTATTTGGATTGTTATATACAAAGTAGTTATCAACAATATCTACCACATTTGCGCCATTAAATGCGCCATCTGACGTAGGCATTACGCTCCAATTTAGAGCATACATTGTTTTAGAGCTTACAGATTGCGAATTATTAATTACATAATTACCTGTACCGCCTGTGCCAGTTCCAAATGTTAAATTAAGGGTTAATCCTGTTCCTGCGCCATTTGTAGATGTAGAAGCTGGATTAGTGGGATTGGATGTATATGCTCCTGCGTAAGTAGCAGTTAATCCTGTTACTGTTCCGCCGCTTCCTATTGAGCTTACAGTGTAAGTTGCTGGGCTATTGCCATAAACACCGCCCAAAACAGTAACTGTGTCGTTTACAGCGTATCCTGTTCCTGCTGTAGCAATAGAATCGCTTAATACTGTTCCGCTACCTAAAGCAGTAATAATAGTGTTAGCAGTTACAGTTGAGCCTGTAATAGTTTGCCCTGGATACAAAACTTGACCTGTGCCGATTGCGCTAACAGTTAAAGTTGTTCCAGACATTGATGCTGTAATAGTTGCTGCTACATTAGCAGAGTTCATTACTTCAGCAGTAGAAATAGAAGCTGTGTTATTTAATGTCCATGTGCTTCCTGAACCTGAAACAATGACAGTTTCTTGTGGAATGTTAATGCCAAATAAGGCTTGATTTGCAGCGATTGTTCCGCTAATTACCCTAGTAACAGTTAATGTTGTGCCTGAAATTGTTCCTTGGAATACAGCAAAATTAGGGTTAGATATAAACCATGTATAGCGATATTGACCATCTACGATATAAACGTTTACACCATTGTCTGTAATTCCAACTTGACCGCTTGATGTGTTTAATTGACCAATGATTGTAGGAGTCATTGTTGAATTCAACACATATACATAATTACCGCAAACGGCAACCATATAATTGCCACCGCTTACTGTTCTCATTCCACGCACTTGTTGTTGTGCAGACAATACAACTTGAGAAGTAAGGCCAGGGGTAGGATAAAGTGCTACTACACCTCTAGATCCTTGCGGTTTAGTAATGTCGACTTCAGGCCTCCAGTTAATGCACTCTTGTGCATCCTGATAAATAGAAGGTGCTTCGTATGACGCTCCAACAAAGCCAAAATCAGCCATTTTTTAACCTTATCTAAAGAAACCACCACTAAGAATCCAGCCCGCATCTTTTTGGCGAGAAGCCAACATTGCATCAGCAAATCGAGCAGATTGAACAGGTTTCATATTAATTCGTTTTACAGTTGCTTTAGCTTGCGCTGCAAAGCCTGTAATCATTGCTATTTGTGTAGGAGATGCTTTCCCATACATAGGCATTAAACGCTCTGCTAGACACCATCTAAGAGCCATTGTGTAACCTTGCGGAAGAACAATAGGATCTTGCAAAGTTGTGTAGCCTTGAAACAAATTGTCTGTAAATATGTGCATTTCGCCCTGTGAAGGATTAGGCCATACATAGATGTTACCTAATGCTTCTGACGGCTGATAGTAAAGAGCTTTAGGCCAAGGGCCATTTAAAGTCTTTAAACCAATCATTTCGTATTCTTCTACGGCTAAAACAGCGATTGGGTAATCTAAACCACCATTGACAATCGGTACGCCATTTGAATTTGTATTGATGCGAACAAATGCAGAATCAATAGAAAGCGGTCTTTGATAGTACAAATTTAAAGTTGTAGATGATACGTTTTGATAAATATTTACAGTGTATGTACCAGCTTCGTTTACGTTGTTTCCTGCGCCAGTCAACATTCCTACAATTTTAGTCCCTGCTGTTACGCCTGTACCAGTAATAGTTTGCCCTACGTTTACTGCGCCTGAATTAATGCCAGTAATTGTTAATACATTACCTTGAATAAAGCCTGTTACGCTTGCGCCAATTTGCCCGCTTGGGCCAATCGTGTATTGTGTCTGCCCTGGAACAATAGGAAAAACAATCTCATTCTTGTAAAACACCATCATTTCTTCATTTGACCATTGGTCTACTAGGTCATTAAGCATATCAAATGCATCTTGAGCAGCTTCAGGAGTAGGAGTTTCACCCGCTTCTAATGCGCCAATATCTTTTAATGCTCTTGAAATAATGTCAATCGGTGCGGTCATTTTACATTCCTACTTTGAATATTTGAGGCTGCCAAGGTGGGATAACTTTGTTTTCTAATGTTTCTAATTGTTCTTCAAGGCGAGCAGTAATGTGACATTTGCCATTTTTTACGGCTTCTGTTTGTATCCAGTTAGATACCATTTCTTCTGTAACTTGTTCAAAAGGAATTTTAGCTGTTGGGCAGTCAAAATACCAATTACCTTCAGTTTCTACTGATTTATCTTCGCTTGAAGCGGTGACATGATAACGAGCATGGGTTATAACACCATCTTTAGCAGAAATTTCTAAGATTTTCCAAGTAAACATTATTCGTTCGCTGGTAATGGTGTATTACCTTCTGAAACCCATGCAAGGTAGGCTTGGTAGTCTGTGTTAGATGGGTCTGTAGTAGGAATAAATGCTTTATCTGCAATTCTTTCAATGCAATTTAAAGGTGTTCCATCTACCAATGAATTAACTAATTTATACATTTTTTATAACTCCGCAGAAGCTGAATATGGTGATGAAGCAGAATACAAAATTCCAAAAGAACCTGTCATGCCAGTAAATCCACTCACTTGAACTTCATATCCAGTCGTATTTGAAAAGTTTGTAGCAACAACTCCGCCACCTGTATATTGGTATTGAACACCTCCTCCATTGTAAATTCTTACTTGAATACCTGAACCACCAGCCATTGTTGGTGCTGCTCTTTTTGGGACTTGAAAAGAACCATTTAAAAAAGCTACAGTAGTTGAAGCTGCACCAGCAGTAGCTTGACCTGGATTTATTTGTTCATAATATCTTTGGCACAAAGCTAATTCTTGTTGATACATACGATATTCATATCCAGTAGCATAGCTTCCTACTTCTAATTGAACAAAAGCAAATTGAAATATTCCGCTTGTTAATGCTGGGCTATTTGCAAAAAATTGAACCAATAATCCATTAGAAACACCAGATGGCAAAGAATTAAAAGTTGTGTTGATGTATGTCCATGAATTATTTGGTATAGATACTGTATTTGTTGCAATAGTTGTTGTGGACGTGTAATTATCTGTTGCTGTTGGATATTGCAAACTTATTTGTTGGCTATACGTTGAACCAGTATTTTGATAAACCCAAAAACTTAATGTTACAGATTGACCAACTAAATCATAAGAATTAAATGATTCAATTTTTTGTTGCATATTTTGAGCAGTATTGCCCGATGCGCCAGCTATTTGAAGAACGGTAGCTGGTATTCCATTTACTGTTGCAGATTGTTGTGACCAAGTTAAAGATGTGCCTAAAGAATTAAACTGCCATCTATCAACACAACAATATCCAGTAGCAGAACTAGATGTTGCTCTTTGCGCTATTTTAAAAGCACCATTAATAATGCGGTTCTTTAACATAGAAGCATCACCTTGACCAATTTGCTGGTTTTTAGTATTTCCACCAAGAGTTAAAGTTGTAAATGTTCCAGCAGCAGCAGTAGTTCCACCAATAGCAGGAGGAGAAGCTAAATAGGTGCTAAATCCTGTGCCTGATACTGTTGAGCTTGCAGAAAGCGAAGTAAAAGCACCAGAATTAGGTGTTCCTGAACCGATAGTGCCAGGTGTTGTATAAACGCTTGACGCAAGCATAGTGCTTGTAACTGTGCCTGTATCGCCTGTGGTTACAAGATTGCCGTTTACAGCCGGTACATTTAAAGAAAAGTTTGTAGAGGGATTAGGGCCAACTAGGGCTACCTGACCGCCTGCTGTTGCTTGAAAGACTAATTGACCCATGATTTTTCCTTATGGTGCTATGTAAATTACAGAGCCTGTGCTTAAAGCTCCTGTTGATGGATTGTATTTTAGCGTAGATGACGCTGTTTTTAAAGCCTGATTGCTACCTGTAGCAGCTACAAAAGTAGGGTAGTAATTAGCGTTTGTGCTGGCATCGGCTACAGCTACGTTATTGGCATTAGTCGCTGTAGTTGCAGAAGTTGCTGTTGTTGCAGTTGCAGCATTTCCACCAATAGACAAACTTGAAGCAGTTCCTGTTAATCCTGTACCTGCACCAGTAAAGCTAGTGGCACTTAAAACACCTGTATTTGGCACAAAACTGAGTTTAGTAGAGCTAGTTGTCGCTGCGTTGTTGCCACTAGAATTTAACGATAAAACAGGGTAATAAGTTGATGCAGAACTTGTATTGTCTGTAATAGCAATATTGGTAGCGTTTGTCGCTGTAGTCGCAGTTGTAGCCGAGCTTGCTGAACCGCTAATATTGACCGCTAAAGAAGTAATTGATCCGCTTGCCGAGTTCAACGGAACTGCGGTAGTGCCAATATAAAGCGAAGAATTACCTAAAACACCACTAGGAATAGTTCCTGACAAATTACCAGCAGTAAGGCTAGTTAAACTTGCTCCTGAACCGCTAAACCCTGTAGCCGTAAATACGCCAGTAGAAGGGTTGTATTGCAGTTTTGTAGAGCTTGTATATTCTGTTGACAGATTTCCGCTTGTTTGATTAGCGAACAAAGGATAACGAGTTGCATTTGTAGTGGTGTCATCGGTAACAGTCGCATACGATGTAGGAGTAGTCCAAGTAGGAGTTCCTGTGCCTGCTGAAGTTAAAACTTGCCCTGTTGTTCCTGCTGCTGTGAAGCCTGTTGTATTTGCAGCAGATTGCCAAGGAATTGCCCCAGCTACACCACCAGCTAAATTTGTTGATGTTGTTGCTGTGCTCGCTGATCCTACTGATAAAGTGCTTTGAGCTACATATTGAGGGGCTGAAGCACCAGCAGTTAATACATAGTTTGTAGTGCCTAAAGCTAAACTTGTTGTTGC